CTAATGTATCCCATACAATAACTACAGCTAAACATCAGACAGTTATCAATGAAAGAATTATAGGCTTACATGCTATTGATGGCTCATGTTCTAATCAAGTACATTTTGGTGCTATAGATACTTTCTGTACCAATGGTCAAATTACAGGAGAATATGACACAGTACGTAAGAAGAACACATCAGGGTTCAATATAGATACGTTCATATGGGAACTCAAGAACTCTAAAAGTACTTTTGATGCAAGACAGAGTTACCTACAATCAATGGCTGATACACCTCTTAACGTAGATGGTAAGACCTTACTTGAAAAGATAATCAAGTCAGAGAAGTTAGCTAAGAAGATGTATGAGTTAGCTTGTGTAGAAATATCTAAGAGAGGTAAGAATGTGTTTGCACTATACTCTGCCTTCACAAACTATGCATCTTATGCAGATGAGAGAAATGGTTTCACACTACGAAACACAGGTAAGGATACTGTTGCACAATCTATGTGGGCAAGAGAGCAGAAGGTATCACAATGGGTATCATCACCTGAGTTCAAGTCGTTGATGGCAGCCTAAGATGAAATTATCAAACTTAATAGATAAGTATTATTTATCCTTTGATTTCAAGAACTTACGTCAAGAAACTAAAGTACAATATCAATACTTTCTAAGTGTGTTATCTGATACAAAAACGGATAATGCACAAGTTTTAGGCAGTATCAAGATTTCTGATATCACTACTAAAATGGCAAAGGTATCATACGAGATGTGGTGTGAAAGAGGTATACACTTAGCTAATCATGTGATGTCTGTCGCAAGGGTTGTATATAATTTTGCTATACATATGGAGCATTATCATATCAATCCTTTCACAAGCATAAAGAGAAAGACACCTGTAGCAAGAAAGGTAGTGTGGACAAAAGATAATGTCTGCACATTCCTTGACTATGCTTATCAAGACTTTCATACAAGAAATATAGGCTTGATTGCACAGATGGCATATGAGTGGTGTCAAAGACTTGGAGATATGCGAGTAATAAAATGGGAAAACCTAGAGTTGGATAAAAATAAAATGCACATAGAACAATCTAAACGTAGGGCAGAAGTGTTTCTACCTATATCAGAGTCACTATGCGAGATGCTTACTCAGCAGAAACAAGATTATGGGTTTCAAGAGTATGTAGCACCCTGTACAAAGCCTTCTAAGGGGGTCTACAAGCCTTATTCTAAACATAGGCTACCTAAACTAGCTAGAGACATAATGAATGATGCAGGACTTCCTGTGGAGTTACGTCTGTCTGATCTAAGAAGAACAGGTACAACAGAGATGGTTGATGCAGGTGTTTCTATGGGTAATATTATGGCAGTCACAGGTCATACTAATCCTCAGAGTGTTAAGCCTTATATGAAGAATACACTAGCTAGTGCTAATCTTGCATTAAATTTAAGAAAAAGTTTGACGGATGTTTAAATCCATGCTACAAGACATTGTCATTGCCCAGAGGTACATACTATGAACAACATAAAAGAATACATAAAAGACTTAGATATATCTAACGGAGAGACACGAAGATTAAACTGTCCATCTTGTAATGGTTATAAAACATTTACTGTTACAAACAATATGGGTAGTATACTATGGAACTGTTATAAAGTAACGTGTGATATAAGTGGTAATAGTAAAGTCAGACTGTCTGTAGATGATATTAAAAAGACGAGTATACAACAATCTGAAGTAGAATTTGTAATGCCTGATTATGTTGTACCTCACAGATATAGAAGAGAGGTTATGGACTTTTGTGAACTATGGGATTTAGATGTTGACACACTTGACTTGCACTATGATGTAAAAGAAAAACGTGTTGTATTCCCTGTCACACATAACGGTACTATCCTAGATGCTGTGGGCAGGACTGTTACCAACCGATTACCTAAATGGAAAAGATATGGAAAAAGTGACTTGCCTTTTATTCATGGTTGTGGTAATGTCGCAGTTGTTGTTGAGGATTGTGTCAGTGCTTCAGTTGTAGGTAGTGATGCATATGTTGGGGTAGCTGTGTTAGGTACATCATTATCTGAAGCTCATAAAGAGTATATGACACGATTCTCAACAGCTATTATAGCACTAGACCCTGATGCATTACCTAAGACACTATCTTTTGCTAAAGAGTTAAAAGCATACGTAAAGAATGTTTACGTACTGAAGTTAACAGATGATTTGAAATACAAGAATGACGTAGATATAATAAATTTAATGAACCTAACCCCAAAGGAGATATAATATGGAACTAGCACTATTAAGAAGTTTAATGGATAAGGAATTTTATTCAGAACACAGAGGAGCAAAATGTCCTGACAGACTATTCAGTAAGGATGCTCGTAAGATAAAGAACGCAATAGATACAGCAATGGATAGGTATGAAAGGACACTGACACCTGACGAGATTGAAGCATTGTTTATGTCTAACAATCCTACACTAACTACTGCACAGAAGCAGGCATACTCTTCTCTGTTTGCTCAAGTAAAGAAAGAGACACCTCTAGGTGGTGACGTTGCACAAGAAGTGTTGTCAAAACTATTTCAGCAGGTAGTAGGAGAAGATGTTGCTAACTTAGGCTTTGAGTATGTTAATGGGTCTCAGACTAGCCTTGAGCCTTTGAGACGTTTGATTGAGCAACACAATGATGACTTCACACCTGACTTAAATGTAGAATGGGATGACATGGATATAGAAACACTACTAGCTAAGAATGATTTAGAAGCTAGATGGCACTTCAATATACCTGCTTTGACTAGACAGGTCAGTGGTGTCAATGCAGGACACTTGATTGAGATAGGTGCTAGACCTAATACAGGTAAGACTTCTTTTCATGCAAGTATGATTGCAGGACCTGAAGGTTTGGCACATCAGGGTGCTAATTGTATTGTGTTATGTAACGAAGAAGGTAGTCACAGAGTTGGTGCTAGATATTTAACTGCATCAACAGGTATGACTATGCAAGAGATAAAAGCAGACCCTACTAAGGCAAGAGACTTGTACGAGCCTATAAAGAAAAATATAAAGATTAAAGATGCTTCCAACCGTGACATGGCATGGGTTGAGAGTGTATGTAAATCTTATAAGCCTGACGTAGTTGTGTTAGATATGGGAGATAAGTTTGCTAGGACAGGTGGTTTTTCAAGACCTGATGAAGCACTCAAAGCTAATGCTATACATGCTCGTATGATTGCCAAGCAACATGAGTGTGCAGTATTCTATATGTCTCAGTTGTCTGCTGATGCTGAAGGTAAGGTTATACTGAACCAAGCTATGATGGAAGGTAGTCGTACAGGAAAGGCAGCAGAAGCTGACTTGATGATACTGATTGCTAAGAATCCACCTAAGCAAGAAACATCTAACGTAGATGTGCCAGAAGACTTGCAGAGACACTTGAATGTTGTTAAGAATAAACTTACAGGGTGGCATGGTTCTAGAATATGTACACTTAACTATAAAATAGGGAGGTATGAGGTATGAATATGAAAGGTGATATTAGAGAAGATGGCAAGAGATTTGATGGTTTTAGTTGGAGAGAAGTAGGATTAAATCATCATATGAATGAGAAGGGTTTAATTTATTATAAAAGAAAATATAGAACCTTAAAAGGCTATTTAAAAACAGGAGGTAATATTACTAAAATTAAAGGTAACATACCTGATATATCATCTATTGGTAAAGTAGTAACCTTACTGTATGACCAGCAACCTAACGGTCACATATATGCTATAACTAATCCTGCTTGGGAAGGGTGGGTAAAAATAGGCATGGCAGTAGATGCAAAAGACAGATGTAATTCCTATCAAACTTCTAGTCCTTTTAGAGACTACGAGGTAGAGATATCTATTCCTGTAAAAGATAGAAGGAAGGCAGAAGCAGAAGCACATAAGAAAGCTAAAAAAATAGCTAGACAAACTATGGGAGAATGGTTTAATATGCCTATAGAAGAAGTAAAAAATATAATAAAGGAGTTGAAATGAAACTAACAC